TGGAACACTGCCCTTATGCAAAACATGGGCAAGCCGTCGTCCGCCTTCTTCGCCAAGGGCTTCTTGACACTGGAGCAGCGCAACCAGATCCGCGATGAACTGCGCCGCAAATACTCAGGGAAACGCAACGCAGGTATGCCGTTGGTCCTGGAAGGCGATATGACATGGCAAAACATGTCACTGTCGCCGTATGAGCTTGATTGGCTCCAGAGTCGAGAGTTGAACACCCGCGAGATAGCAGCGATCTTTGATGTAGCGCCAGAGTTGATCGGTGATAGTGCAGGAAAAACCTTTGCTAACGTCGCTGAAGCAAGGGCAGCGTTGTATACCGAGAATGTGTTACCTAAGATGGACCGCGTACGGGATCAAGTCAACTCCTGGTTAGTCCCGATGTATGATGACCTCAAGAATAAAACCGCATACTTCACCTATGACAAAGAGGATATCGAAGCTCTTGCAGCGATGTATCAGGCGCAGTTGACAGCGAAGAGCGAGAGGTTCACCAATCTCTGGAACAGTATGCAATGTACCCTTGACGAGGCCAGAGAGGGGCAAGGGCTCGACAAGCTCCCTGGCGGCAAGGGTAATATCTTTAAGATCGCTGGAACCGTAACACTTGTGCCCGCCGACAAGATCGATGAATACGCTGAAGATAGCGTAAGTAGCCCTGAGCTCCCAATGCCACCACAATTGCCTGCTCCAAATACAACGACGGTCCAGGAAATCCCTCAAAATGGCAATGGTATAGTAGCTCCGTCCACACAACAGAATAACAATGCTTCTTCAATGAATAACACTGAGAAGCAACGTAGAAGCACTGTCCGCTCAAGAAAAACATTGGTTGCCGCCAATTACAAGGTTTGGCATTGCGCGTCAGGGGCATGTGAGTTTTGCCTGGAGAATGATGGTGTGATGGTTGCTATTGATGAGCCTTTCCCCAATGGCGTCAACGAACCAGGTGATTGCCATAAGTTCTGTAAATGTGAAGCAACAGTCCTCGCCGTTCCCGATGAAAGCGACATCGCGAAACTGAGCATTGCAGCCCTCATCGAGGCTTACACTGTAGAACGCATCGCCAGTCGACATGATGCAGATGTGGCAGCGCAGCAAGCAGCGGACGACGACGAAAAATCGAGAAGGCATCGATACAGCCATGATCGATCATCACATCAAAAAGCTCTTGCGCTCTTTGCGACTGACGAAAGATATTTGCGATTGCGCGCGTTGTCAATACCATCGCAAACGTATGCTCAAAAAAGGCACAATGGTTTACTTGCACCGAGGACCATACAGCATCCCACTCCGAAGGCACATGGAACGGCACTAGAGGCCGATGCGCTCTCTGACTCACACAAGGATCGCCGACGACGACGAAGCGATTACCGCGATTTCATTGAGAGGTACACGTAGATGCCGCCGACAGCCATGCTTGCAAGAGCAATAGAGTATAAAAACTTTCCTTTTGAGTTGAAGTCTTTTGATGAGGAACAAGGAATCATCACTGGGTATCTCAGCACTTTTGGGAACATCGATGAGCAAAAGGACCGCGTGTCCAAAGGAGCTTTCAAGAAGACAATTCAAGAGGCCAAGGCACGTACAAAGAATGGGCGACGTTTCCTTTACCCCATGTTATGGTTCCATTCCCCCGACCAACCTATAGGCGGTGTGAAAGACGCTTTGGAAGATGAGCATGGCCTCCTTATCACAGCACAGCTAGACATTAGCACTAATGCACAAGGCATGCCCAATAACCAAATAGCTACAATGGTATTTAGTGGGTTTAAGTCTGGATTTATAGATGAAATGTCAATGGGCTACAATGCCATACAAAAAGAGTACGATAGTAGTGGTGTGCGAGACCTGAAAGAATGCAGATTAGTCGAGGCTTCGGCGATTACAATGCTTTTCGCCGCGAATCCAGAAGCCTTAGTGCCTTCTGACGGTGTTAAATCACTATACAACCAAGCCAACGAAGAGATCGGATACATCGATACAAACGAAGAAGGCAATGAACGCTACGTGCTCTTTGCAAACGAAGAAGCAAAGGCTATCGTCGGTAGCACTAGTCTTCCCATAGGCCCTCGCAACGAGGCATGGGACGGCGCAAAGGCTAAGAAGCAAATCTTTGCTTATGCGAAGAAGGACGATGGTAGCTTCGATGTTGCAAAGCTCAAGAAGTGCTTCATGGTCATGGATGGCGATGGCCAACAAAAAGGATCATGGTCATATCCTTTCGTATACATCAAAAACGGCAATCCTGTGATTTGTGTTGGTGCAGTCAAAGCGATTGTCGCAGCCATCGGTGGGGCTAGAAATGCCAGCGCTCCCGACGGATTAAGAGCTAAATGCAAAACACTTTACAATCGCATTAACAAGCAATACCCTAATGACCCACCACTAACGCTCCCAGATAAAGGCAATGACGACGAAGACCTCGAAGAAAAAGACTTCAACTCTCACTATGCTGACCGTATGGCGCAAGACGTTCTGGAGGACTGGTGGGATCTTTCTTGCAGCCTCAAATATGCACTGATCGATGTCTTTACTGAAGGAGATCAGCCGCTAGAGGACGCACAGACTGCCCTCGATCAATTCGGACCAGCACTGCTTGCGTGGGTCCAGCGCGGAATAGACGCCAACCTATCTGACTATCTTGCCGCTCAGATGCAGCCTTCTACGGCACCGAGCTATGGCTATTCTTACATGAGTAGACAAGATATGCCAGATTTCAAGCATTACTACGAACAGATACAGCAAGAGCGCAAAAAAGGCGCAAAGATTGCAAAGAATACCGCTGACCAGATCGGCGGGCACATTGACGCCCTCGACAAATTGGCTGACCAGCACAAGTCCATGATCAAGGATCACAGGCTCGCCATGAAGACACTAAGTACCGTTGCAGACGATCTCTCTGCCGTCATTGGTCGCGTCGCCTACGATGGGGACCAGGATGAGCAAGAAGAGAGCGATGCAGCACAAGGCAAGAACAAAGGTGAGCCGCGTGCAAACAAAGCAGCACTCACGAACCAGAACCAGAACCAGCAGCCGGACAACGCATCCACTGCAAACCACGAACTTGCACAGTTTCAAGCGTGGTTAGACGCAAAAGTTAGTTCAAAAGGATAAAGGAACGTGAGTACTGCATTAAAAGATGCTGCCAACGAGCAGCAGAACACGTTTCACCTGTTCCGTCAGTACTTAGATAGCGAACTAGGTGAAATACGCACTGAGGTCAAAGGACTCAAGGAAAACCCCGATCTCAGCGCAGAAGCAAAGGCAACCCTCGAAAAGATGACGACTGCACTGAACGATCAAAAGCAGGTCATCGATGAGTTGCAAGTAAAGCTTGCACAGCCTCGCCTCAATGACAAGCAAGAGGATGAATCTCTGAAGCGCAAAGCGGCCTTCAATAAGGCATTGCGCTTGGGGTCACCTGCCAAGCTTAATGAGGAAGAGCGTAAATACGTCAGGTGGGACGCTGAGGCAGGCATTGCAAGCGGCGGAGTAGAACAAAAAACCTTGTATGCAGCGGATGGCACCACTGGAGGCTTTTTGACGGTCCCTGAATACGTCAATGATCTCATCAAGGCCATTGTTCTGGTCTCTAACCTGCAACAATATTGTGATGTCAGGGAAACGAGTGCTCCCTACATCATGATTCCAAAGCGTACACAGACTGCATCGGCCTACAGGATCGCAGAGCAAGCAACGCGTACCGAGAGTCAGAACCCAAAGTTTGGTCTCGTGCAGGTCTTTCCCTATGAAGCCGCTGCTTTGGCCTTGATTTCACGGACAGACCTTGATGATGTGTCGCTCGACCTTGGTCAGTTCATCATGGATGAGTTCGCTGAGCAGTTCGCAAAGCTGCAAGGCAATGAGTTCATCAATGGCAACGGCGCGGGGCAAGCCCTTGGCTTCCTCAATGATCCTGGCGTCACCAATGCATCTGCATCTGGTTCTGGTCTGGTCCAGATCACAACCACAACGAACAGCCTTGCCCTTGACTATGCCTCGATGGTCAAGCTTATCCGTACATTGAAACCTGGCTATCTCCAAGGCTCCATTTTTACAATGACCAACGAGACGTTAGGGCTTATCCAGCAGATGACGGACAGTCAAGGCCGGCCGTTGTGGGTTCCATTTGGGGCGTCACTCCCCAATGACTCGATCTTTGGATACCCCATCGCCATCGCTCCTGACATGCCACAGGTTGCCGCCAATGCCTTTGCGATTGCCTTTGGAAACTTCAAGCGGGGCTATCAGATTGTCATCAGGAAACAGGTCAGTATTCAGGTGTTACAAGAACGCTATGCTGACCAGAATGCAGTGGGTTACATCGGGTACTATAGATTTGGTGGAAACGTAAAACTTGCAGAATCTATCAAATTGCTCAAGATCAAACCGTAAAATGCAGGAAAGGAGGAAAGCATTATGTTGGACTTAATGAATCGCGTGTCTTTCTTGCCTGCATTGGCACCGCAAGCAGCGCGGACAGCATCGGCAAACGGTATCACGGTGGATACTCTGGGCTATAACGGTGTGTGTTTTGAAGTGCAAGCAGGGGTCATCACTGACGGTACCCATGTTTTTAAGCTGCAAGACAGTCCCGACAACTCAGTCTGGACAGATGTTGCCGCTACCTATGTCCAGACTCCAAGTGGCCAAACAAACCAGTTTACCAGTTCCACAACAGCGGGAACCATTGTGAAGTTTGGGTACCTTGGTGTCGCGAGGTATGTGCGGTTGGTCTCAACGGTCAGTGGTCAAACTTCTGGAGGTTTCTATACCTCTGTAGCCGCTCTTGGGTTACCTATTAACATCCCTGCAACATAGTTTTTAGTGTGCTAGTGCTATTCCCGCACTAGCACACAGGACAGGAGACACACGATGAATACAGATGAGACGAAGCAAGAGCCATCGAAGAAGGCAGCGGTAACAAAGGCACTCGCGCCAAAGGTCGGAGACCAAGTTATCTATGTCCTGCCTGATGGCTCCTATCCTGGAGATGAGCGTCCGGCGGTCATTGTGCGCGTTTGGGGTGATAAACCAGACTCTCTGGTAAACCTTCAAGTCTTTACCGACAGTGTGAATGACTACATCACTGCTCATCCAGGCGCATCGGGACTGCTGTGGGCGACCTCGGTACACAATGATGAGTCAGAGAAGAAGCCTGGAACCTATCATCGGAGTGCATAGAAAGACAAGGTTAGACTAGAGTGACTACCTCGTATACCGTGCTTACACCGCCAAGCATCGAGCCATTGTCTTTGTCGGACGCTAAGAAGTTTCTGCGCGTTGACTATGACGATGAGGACGGTGTGATTGCAGAGCTCATCATTGATGCTCGGCGCGAGGCGGAGAAGATCACTAATCGAGCGTTGGCATCTCAGACTGTCCGTGCCATTCTTCAACCTGATGCAATGTCCGCCGGAGTGCTTAGCGGTCCCGTAGAAGCTCCGATTGATCCCTGGGTTGTGGCCGAGAGAGTGACCGCAATACCTTATGGGTTTTATGGCTCAAGCTTTAAATTGCCAATGTCACCAGCGATATCCATAACGATCGTCGAATACCAACTGACGCCCTTTGATGACGCCGGAGGCTCGACGATATGGGCAACACTCGCACCGACTAACGCCAATGGCAATGCCAATTATCGATTGGACATTGAAACTGATCCAAGCACGATATACCTTCAAGCACCACTGGCGGCTACAAGGTTCAGGATTACATACACAGCGGGATATGCTAACGCACTGCCAGGCAACATGTTGACATTGCTGAAACGCCTGGTGAGTCATTGGTACAACAATCGCGAAGATGCCGAGATACCAGAAAACCTCATTAGTGCCTTTGCTAAGTATCGGGTATGGGAGTTGTAGTAATGCCTAGCGATCCTTCTTGCATCAAGTCTGGAGAACTTAATAGACGCATTGCATTACAGCGACCTATCGATGCTCCTGATGGTCAACGAGGCTTTACGAGAATATGGCAGACGGTGCCAGGATGCTCCAGTGTTCCTGCGAGCATGGAATATTCCAAGCCACAACGGAGAGGCGACGAATCGTGGCAGTCACATCAAGTGTACCCTACTGCCTATGTCACCTTCGGTATTCGGTATCGCCCTTCGGTGAACATCAATGATATACAACGCGTGGTGTACGGCAACCGCGTTTTTGAGATCCGATCAACAATGGTACCCAAAGAACGAAGAGCAAAGATTCTTCTGCAATGCGAGGAACTGCAAGCCAAGGGTACGCTCCATTAAGGGGAAAGAGCATGGCAGACACAACAGTAACGATCACAGGTGAAATTGAAGTCATGGCGGCACTGGACGCATTGCCTGGTTTTATTAAAGACAAAGCTATGCCGGAATTTAAGTCTGCCGCCAATGGCACGCTCGTTGACGCGCAGGATCGCTGCCCTTACGGCGAAAATCATCGAGGGCCTGGCCCACATTTACGCGACACAGGGAGAGTCAAAGAAATCGAAGACGGATACAGTGTTACATTTGGCGATGATAGTGATGCGATAGGGTATTCCTGGTTTGTCGAAGTCGGGCATCGAACACGGTCAGGAAGTATGGTAGCTCCTCAGCCATACCTGCTCCCTAGCTTTGAACAAAATGCTGAAGAACTTCCTGTCCTTTTGGAAGAGATAGTTTAAATGGTACAGACAGCATCAGGTGAGATACAAGCGGCAATAGGAAACGTCCTTGTGCCTGGTGGAAACCTTGATGCAACATTGACAAGCCTTGGTATCACTGGCATCTTTGATCAACGGGGCGTGCCTGAGAACCAGCCTTTTGACTACATAACCATCGGTGACACTATAGAGACGCCGAATAATACATTAGGTAGACGAGGCTACAACAATACCGTCACAATACATATCTGGAGTAGACAATTTGGACAGAAGACAGTACAAGCAATGATAGCGCGGTTAAATCAATTATTCGATCAAGTGCATTTAAATTTAGCAACGCAAGCTCACGTATACACCATGTACGATCAGAGCATGTACTTACCACAGCCGGACGGGTTGACGCTTCATGCACCTGTTCGATATCGGTTCTACACCGAGGAGTAACCGAGCATGACGGCACAACCTGGCTATATAGCGATTCTTCAGATAGGTCCAACGCCGACAACAATTACTGGCATAAAGACGGTGACGATCAAAGTTGGCACGGATATCATCGATATCACGGCTCTTGCAGATGGCCAGTGGAAAAAGAAAATGGGTGGCTTGTCAGATTATACTCTGGCTTTTGATGGGAACTGTGACATGACTGATGCGGAGCAAGCAGTGCTCCAGGCAGCAATCATTACCAATCCTGGTACCTCTGTTGCCTATCTTATTGCACCGCTTGGTCTGGGCTCTGGTAAACCAAAGTATACAGGGACAGTGCTGATCAAGTCGGAGAGCATCAAACTTGATGTGAAAGGTGAGCAGACCGTAGGTTTCGATGCTGAGGGCACAGGTCCCATCGTAGTCGGTACATTGCCGTAGTCTCAAGGAGGACATCATGGCACCGTTGCCCGGCTACTTAGCATCCGTATGGATCACACCAACATCATCAACAAGTTTCACAAACCTGAACCTCGTGGACTCAGGTGATCACAAAAAGTTCAGTGTGCC